CTTTGGTTCAGCCTTTAAGAAAATCTACTGGGATATGTCCTTTGAACGTCCCATGAGTGAATTTGTTCCTATTGATCAGTTCTATGTTTCTAACTTTGCTACTGATCTACAGAATGCAGAAAGATATACTCACGTAGTCTATCGTTCTCCAAATGATCTTAAACGTGATATAGAAGCAGGAATGTACTGTATAACTCATTATGATGATGAAGGACTACCAAAAGCTACGCCTGTAGAACCTACCCCTATTAAATCCAAGATGGATATGATCCTGGGTATTACACCTAACTATGATGAGGAACCACAATACACTATTCTAGAACAGCATTGTTATCTGGAGATTGAAGAAGAAGTAGATGATGATGATAATGCAATGACGGTAGCTTTACCTTACATTGTTTCTGTTGATGAGCATAGCCGTAAGATTCTTTGTATTCGTAGGAATTGGAAAGAAGATGATCCACGTAAAGAGAAGCTTCTTTGGTTTACCCACTATCGTTTTGTTCCAGGCTTTGGTTTCTATGGTCTAGGGTTTATTCACTTCCTTGGTAATCTAACGGCTACAGCTACCTCCGCTGTACGTAACCTAGTGGATGCAGGACAGTTTGCTACCCTTCCTGGCGGCTTTAAAGCTCGTGGTGTACGTATTGTAGGAAGTAATGATCCTGTTGCACCAGGAGAGTTTAAAGAAGTTGAAGCTACTGGAATTGATTTAAACAAAGCTATTATTCCTCTACCTTATAAAGAACCTTCTCAAACTTTAATGCAAATGCTTCAATTTGTTTCGGCAGCGGGACAGAAGTTTGCTGATGCTACGGAACAGGTTATATCCGATTCAACTAACTATGGTCCTGTAGGAACAACCCTGGCTCTATTAGAGGCTTCTACTAAATTCTTTAGTGCTATTCATAAACGCCTACACTATAGCCAACGTCAGGAACTCCGTATTCTTGCTCGTATTAATCATGAGTTCCTTCCTGATGAATATCCTTATGATATAGCTAATTTAGAAGGAAAAATATTTAAAAGTGATTTTGATGGTCGAATTGATATTATACCTGTATCTGATCCTAATGTTCCTTCTTCTTCACATAGGTTAGCTATAGCTCAAACAGTGATGCAGATGGCACAAGCTGCTCCACAGGGAATGTATAATCTTAGAGAGATTAACAGAGTAATGTTGGATGCAGCAGGAATTGACAATCCAGATCAGTTCCTTATACCGGAACAAAAGCCAGAGCCTCGTGATCCTATTTCTGATATTAATGCAGCCGCTCAAGGAATGCCTATTAAAGCTTTCCCAGGTCAGGATCATCAAGCTCATATAACAGTCAAACAGGCTTTTATTGCTGATCCTACCTTGGGACAGAATCCTATCATGCAAGCTCTAGTTCCTGTATTGCAAGCTAATATCAGAGAACATATGATTATGCAGTATGAAGAACAGATGACAGGTATGTTACAACAAGGTGTTCAACAGGCTGGTTCTGGAAGTCCTGAAGCTATTAGTAAGATTACTCAAGGAGCCGCACAAGAGATACTTCAGAATAATCAGCGTATGGCTGAACAGGGTAGTGTAGAAGATCTTGAGCGTATGACTCTAGAGTTACAACGTCAACAGTTAGAGCTAGAAAAAGAAAAAGTTAAGATAGATGCGGCACAGAAAGCAGCCGACATTGCTATAAAAGAAGAGAAGCTTGATCTTGAAAAAGATGCTCTTGAAGTTAATTCGGCAGAGAAACTAGCTAAGATTAAAGGAATAGAAAAAGATAGAGAAATTGTAGCCTCTACAAAAGAAGCAGATCGTGATGATAAATTCCTTATTGAAGTTATGAAAATGCTGGTAAAGGAAACAGGAGCTACGGTAGAAAAGCTAAAAGAAGAAGTAGTACTAAGTCCTGAAAAGTTTAATCAAGGTGGATCTACGGAAGGACAGGTAGTTGGGAATCCTTTAGAAGGTCTTATGGGAATGATAGGAAATTTAGCTCAAACCGCAGCTATGCCTATTACTTCTGTTATTGAAATGATCTTTGGAGATACACCTGATCCTGTGATGGATCAAGCAGATGATGAATTAACTAGAGAAGAATATATTGGACAAACTACACCATCAGTTTTAAAAGTTGATGATTTTATAGATGTTGATCTTAAAACGAAAGAAGATGCATTTAAAGATGATTTTACAAAGGATATGATAGTAGAACAGGATTTTTATCAAGCTCCAATAAATTATGATGTAGATAGAACAGACTTACCTCCAACTGATGAGCAACGAATACATGAAATCTTACGAGAAAAATATCCACTTCCAGGGAAAACAGAACTACCTGTTGGAAAAACTCCTGAAGGTGTAGATATTGGTATTGGTACAGGAGATATTACAAGTCGATATGCTGATGAATTACGAAGTAAACCTTCTTTTGATCAATGGAAACTTGATCATCCTGAAGCGTTTGTAAAAGAAGAAGCTGAAAAAGTGGATGATATAACTACAGAAACATTAAAAATAATGAGCGAACCTCCTCCTGCTGAACAACAAGATGTAGAAGGAGTTGCTACAGTTCAACGTATTCTTAAAAAACCAACCCCTCGTCAACCTCTAGATATTATTAAAAGACAACAACAAGTACATAATCTTAATGAAACTTATTTTCCTAAACAGGTAAATATAAAAGGTCTAATGGCTTCTATGTTTGGAGAAAATCGTTCTTTTGATTCTTCTCTTCAAGAAACATTAGCAAAATCAGGAAAACCTGGACCAGGATATGGATTATTTCAATTTACTGATGTTTACGATAAAAAAACTAAAAAAAGTAAAGGAGGACATTATACCGATTATAAGAAGTTTTTAGTAAAAAATGAATTAGAAGATAATGCAGAATCTCAAATTCGTTATGTATATGAAGTTATATATAGTATCGATCCTCC